AGGTAAAGCTCGTAGACGCTCTAGGAGGCGATGTACGCGGTGAAGCCACCGAAGACGACACTATTGAGAACGAAGCACCTACTCGCCCTTCACGAAAGCCGTCTCCCAAGACGGAAGTAGATGAGGATGTGGATGTTGAAAGTTACCTGAAGTCTCTAGGAGACGAATAAAAAAGGCCCCGAAAGGGGCCTTTTCTTTTATCCAATCATGGATCTCCAAATAGGAGGACCTTTATAGTGTTGCATGATTATTTGAGTATAATCTGGATTTATAGTATTAACGCTGGTTGTAGAATTATTATTATTCATTACTACCGGAGCTTCAGATTGTTGTAATGGTTCTGGTGGTGCTATTGGTGTTGGTGTTATTTCGTCTGCTTTACTTTTTTGATCCAAATCACGAATTTTATTTTCTGCAGCAGATAAACTTGTAGTTTGGTTTTGGTTTATTGGTAGTGGTTTTAATTCATTATTTTGTTTATTTGTTTCAATTTTATTTTCTAAAGATTGAACAGCGGTACTAGATTGTTGCTGAGTTGCTGTTATTTCTGGAAGTTGTATTTTTGGTTGTTGAATTACCGCTATTTCTGGAACCTGTACTTGTGCTTTATTATTAGCAGGTGGTTGTTGTTGAGTTGCTTGTTGTTCTAAAGATTGAACAGCGGTACTAGATTGTTGCTGAGTTGCTGTTATTTCTGGAACCTGTGCTTGTGGTTGCTTTGGTTGTTCCAAATCTGGTGTGTTTGTAGTTTGTATTTTTAGTTGTTGTGTTGGTTGTTCAACCACATTAGGTTGTTGTTTTTCTAAATCTTGAGCAGCAACACCAGATTGTTGTTGAGTACCAGGCGCATCAGGAATCTGTACATCTTGCTGATTGCCTGGATTTATGGTATTTTGAATTGAAATTATTTCTGGTGATTGGGGAAAAAACCCAGAATTTTTTAATTCTTCAAAAAATAAATTATTTGTTTTTTGTGTAGATTGTGATTGTTCGTCCATCATAACATTTCAAATCCTTTATTTGTTTGATCTTTTTCTTTTAAATAAACTCTAATTTGTTCAACGTAAATAGTTCTTTCCCAGGGTATTAAATTTTCTATTTCGTGTAAACTGTAATTATGGTGATTTTTTAATAGAAAATTTTGTCTATAAAATAACTTTAAATTTATATGGTTAAAAAAAAACTAAAATAATTAAATAGCCCATTTATTTTTAATTGCCTTAATGTTCCATCTTTTGTTTTATAATTTGCAATAATGTAAGTTTTAGAGGTTTCATTTAAAAATAACATTATTTCATTAAATTGTTTTTTATTTAAATTTTTTATAAATTCTAATATTTCTTGTTCTGGCATATCCTGGCAATTTATTGTTTCTTTATTAGTTTGTATTTCTTTAATACAGCAACCAATAAATCCAAAAAGTTCTTCTGAATCTTTATCGTAATTTGGATACTTAAACAATGCATGGATTGTGGGTTCTTGCATTACCATTCCCAAATTATCATTGAGTTTAATTAAATTATTTGGTGTATTTACTGATAATTTTAAATCATTTTCTAAATTAACTTTAATTTGAACTTGTTCTCCAGTTTCTGGGCATTTGACTAAAAATGTTTCTGTTTCTCCAATAGATTTACATCTTAACAGTAAAAATAAATTTTCAAATTCTGCTATTGTTATACTTTTAATATTTTTTATATTCTCGTCAGAACAACAATCTGATAGAACGTTTATTAAATTTTTTAGTATAGTTTTTTTATCTTCGGTTTGTTTTGCCAGCAGTAAAGATTTTTCTTCACCAACTATCATTGGGCGAAAACATACATTTCTTCCGGATAAAAGATTTTTACAATAATTGGGTGAGGATGATGTTAATAAGTCTTTTAAAGCCATTTTAAATATTTAGGGTGGTTTTAGCTGGCGGGAAATGATATATCATAATAACGATAATTCATATCAACTTGTAATGTTAAATAATTATTTTGTATATCATTAGACATTACTGATGGCATGACAGTTCCAGGCCATGCTCCATATAAATTTATAGTTTTTATTGGAAGGCCATTTTCGTTTAATGCATTGATGCTAATTGTTCCAACAATGTCGTCATAATAATTAACTGTTGCAGAATTTCTATTCTCGCCTTCTTGGCGGTTAAAAATAAGATCTGTCCATTCTTCAAATAAATTTCGTATATTCCAATTATAATCCACAATAAAATCTATCTTAAACATTTGATCAACTTGTCTTTTTATAGGAATATCAATATAACTTCCTGAAGGTGCCATGGTATCTTGATAATAAGTTGTAATGTGTGTGGGAATTTGCACAGAAGATGCAATAAATGGGGTGTTCACAGCGTTAAACTGTATTTTTGTTGGTGGAGTAATCAAAACATCATAACGATTAATTCGTTGAGCTCCTCCCATTTTATCAAATTTAGTAATAATGCTGTCTATGGAATTTTCATCTGCCATCTGTTGGTTCTTCCTTTTTGGTGTTGGTTTTAAATAAATTTTCTTCTGTTAAAATTTTAAATGTCCAATTTTTATTTTCACAAAATACAGTGGCAGCTTTCCATTTACATACATTTGTTTCATAAGTAATACATTCGTTTAAATACGTTCTTTTATTCTTTTTTGGTGTAGGTTTTATTGTTTGTTTTTTGGGTTTTATTTCTACAATAAAAGTTTGAGTCTCTTTTTCGTTTATTTTTGCTTCAAACACAAAATCTGGATAATAATTATGAATTTGTTTGTCTATAGTTGAAATATACGGTATTTTTAGTTCTTCGCTTGACCAACTGGTTATATTTCGATTTTCGTCTAAATATTTACAAAATTTACGTTCCCAAGAGGATCTACAAATGATGTTGGATGGGTTGCCAACATATTTATTCGGATTTTTAGGTTCATATTTAGTTTTATACGCCATATTTTTCAATATATATTTATAAATGGCTATAGAATACATCTTTCCAAGTCCAAGCGACGCCTTTTCAAAAGAAATTCCTATATGGATGGTATTTAATGCCTGTAAGTATAGCACATTTGCTCAAAATAGAACAAGAGCCTATGTTGAATCAAAAGCTGCAGCCAGAATCGCAGTTCCGTATCCAATGGGTCATGGAACATCAAATACACAGCAATATATGTCTGGTAAATATCCAGATCTTGAAGGATTATTCAATAAAGAAGATTATAAATTAAAAGAACAAGAAATGGATAATTCGTTTACTCAGGGCTTAGGAATCATGTCTTACGACCATCTTGAGACTGTTTTGACGCCAGGAGCAAGAAGAACACATAGATTTGATATGAATTTAGTGGCAAAAAATTCAGATCAAGCTTACAGAATAAACAGAATTGCTCGTGCTTTTCAAACTTATATGTTTCCTTCATCATTTACCCAATCTGTTTTAAACATGTCCCATCCCCCTCTTTGGGCTTTTTATGCAACAGGAAAACAAGAGTTACAATATGAAGAAGCTAAATTCTGGGACGGAGATCCATTAGTTTCTGTATTACAGAGCGTGGATATTAATCATTCGCCTATTCAAAATCTACCAATAACAACACCAGATTTCATTCCTTTGGCTGTAAATATTAAACTGTCCTTTTTAGAACTAGAACCTGCAATGCAACTTGGAACCGGTGAACTTGGTTTAATAAGCAGATCAGAAAACTTTACAAGCTTTTAATTCATATGCTACAATATTTTTCTAAAATAGATTACGGTTTCACAGGAGGTACCTTCACGGATCGCCAATTTGGTGGAGGAACTTTTACAGTTCTTAATATTTTTAAAAATGTACAATTAACCGCAAACAGCATTTTATTTACAGAAACAAAAATAGATGATGAGCGGCCTGATCAATTTTCTAATAGAATATATCAAAACTCCAATTATTATTGGGCAACATTTTTGACAAATAATATCAGAAATCCTTTGGTTGAATGGGGAGGAACCGATCCAGAACAAGACTCTAAATTAGAAAAACAGTATCCTGGATTAGTATATCAATTTGGTAATGTTTCAAAATACAATCCAACAATTACAACCGATCCTTATCAAGATTATCGTTTTAATCCTTATACGGGCACAGATATAAATTCAGATATTCCCGATCGAATAGATCCAACCAACAAATATCAAATATTGGTGTTTGAAACCGGATCCGGAGAACAAGCATTACGAGCATTTGGTGCTGGCCAAGTATTACGAGATTCTTCAACATCACAACCACATCATAAGCAATCCGTTATTCCTGTCAGTACTGGATTAACTGCAATACAACAAATTTCATGTGGCTCATTCAATACCGCAGTTTTAACTACTAGTGGCCAAATTTATTATTGGGGTGGTAATCCTTTACCTATGACTACCAATATTATATACGGAACCTACGGTAGTGCCAGTCCTTATTTCACAACAAGCATATCTGGTTGTTCTTATATTAATTCTACAAATTCTGGATTACTTGCTTTGACGTCTAATGGTGGTATTACTTGTTTTGGAGGTTGTACCGCTTTTAATTTATTATACACCGGCACAACAGGATACACTAAAGTTTCATGGAACGATGGGTTTACTGCTGGCGTGGCCATAAAATCAAATGGAACTCCCACTTATTTTGGATCTCTAACAACCCCATCAGGTATATCATTCTACGATATTGCTTGTGGTCAATCCGACTGTATTGCAATTAATCGAACAACAAATTATGGCGTAACCGGTTGGGGTCCCAATAAAAATAGTTTGTTTGCTGGATTTGATCAAGGTATCACTGGAATAACAGCAATAGCTTTAGGATACAATCACTTCTTAGCTTTAAAGGATAATGGTATAATTTACGGTGGTGGTGCAACAGAAGATGGTCAATTACAAATACCAACTGGAGTAACGTTCTCCAAAATATCTGCAGGCCGTTATCATTCAGCCGCAATAACAACTGATGGTAATCTTTTAGTGTGGGGTAAGATAGCAAAAACTTACCAAAACACAAGTCCTGTTATAAATTTAGAAAAAGTAACACCAACACCAATTGTTGGAAAATTTTTATTATTAGGTTCTGGTGCAGAGCACGTTGTTGTTATGGAGACAGGAGACAACAAAAAATATACCGCAGTGATTGATTCAGTTGATATGAATTTTAAACGAATCAATGTTAAAGCTTATAATTATCCAGAGATTCTTCCAGAAGCTTTAGGTCAAACAGCAGAAATTGATCCTTCAGGTACCAGAGTATCGGTATGGGATTTTAATAATGGGATTTATACAAAAACTTACGAAATACAACACCAATTCATGACAATTCAGAGATATTTAGATTCCACAAAACAAATAATTGTTGGTGGTAATTTATACGACCCTGCTGTTGATAATAATTGGAAAGACATATATTTGACGGGATATACAAATGCAGATAGTACTGAATTTCTTACTGTAAAGAAAGACGCAATTGAACAACAAAAGTATGAAGACGCAAAATTAAATATTTTAAATTTATCAAATGTTTTATCATTACAAACAATATTAAGTGCACAGTTACCTGTAAAAGATCAAATTAAAATTACAATATAAATTATTATGGCAGTAGAATCTCCAAACATAAACATAGAAGTTAACCTTTATCGACCAAAACAAGATAATGATCAAGAATATATTTCTTATCAGATTTGGCCAAGAGTACTCACAAATAAAGAGGATTATGTTTCATTAGAAGAAATCGTGTTAAATGAAGACATGTATTCTGGTTCTATATACGGTTCTTTGAGTTTTGTGGACTCTACTAATATATTAGATCAATTTAATTTTACCACAAATGAATGGTTAGAATTAAAACTTAATGGTACTTCTTACTATACCAGAATATCAGAAATAAAAATAGAAAGCAATATAGCACAAAAAACAACACACGGACCTTCAGGAACTCCTTTAAAGGTCATTTTAAATTTTCTTTCTGATGAATTTGTAAATAGAAATTTTGATATAGGAATTGATGATTTTATTGGAAAAATATCAAAGAAAGGTAAATCAGGGGATGATGGTACTATTGCTGTAGAACGGCAAGATATGGTATTACCTGAATACAAAAATAAAATAACCATACCATCCGACCTAAAAGATAAAGAAATAGGATTAGTTCAGTATATAATGAAAAAAGCTTCAGAAAAAAGCAGAAAACCTCTAGCTGCTCATGAAACTTTTAATGATGTTTGGGTTAAACATTCTATTACATTTTATCCGTATCAAAAAGACGCAAGCAATCTTAGAATAACACAATTAATGAATTATATTTGTGAATACGCATGTTATAAAAAGAATGAAAATGCTGTTAATTTTTTCTTTTGGGAAGATTTAAATCAATGGAATTTTAAATGTATCGAAGGACTTATAGAAGAACAAAAAGATGCAATTCGAAACTTTACGTTACCAACTAAAGAAGGCGAAACTTCTACTCTTCCAATATTTAAACCACATTTAGACGAATTATCAGAAACTGCTATGTTGTCTATGGAAGTTTTAGATGATTTTAATATTAACTATCTGCTGGATAGCGGTGCTGCATTTTCTACATATGATCGCATAAAACCCAACTGGGCAAATCCGTATAGAGGATTTGTTGATATTGACCAAAGTTTTACAACTAAAACAATAAATTATAATTATACTTTAGATTTAAATAAATGGTATGATATAAACGGTAAAAAAGAAAAAGGTGAAAAAACAAGTATATTTAAAAAGAGTATAACATTTATAAATAATAAGGATGGAAGTCCAGAACAACCAGCAGATCCCAAAACATCACCGCATGGATATACTGGTGATAAATTATTGGCATTCAACAACTACTCGTTTAATGCGATAGTTGATAATATTTTTGGATTTTATTCGCCACCCTATAACAGTAATCACATTTCTTCTTGGCAAATAAAAACATTTAACCATACATCAGAAAAAGAGTACTGGCAAGCTCAATTTAATTTTTGTGAACTGCCTGGTGCTATATTATTGGTAATAAATGGCAAAGACGGCATTAAAGAAAAAGCTGCAGTTGCAGGTATTTCATTTGCTGATCTAAAAAATAAAAAAGCAACATGGGATGTTTATAGAAAAAAAATGTGCTGCGAACGGCAAGTTCCTAGTAATTTTTTTGCTGTTCTTGTGGGCGCAGATAAAATTCACGGATCTACAGGAACCGGTGTTTATTCAACTGAAGATCCGGGTGGTATATGGGCCTATCATTGGAATGAAGTAGAATTATGGCCACAAGAAAAAACACCAGAAGGTGATAATTTGTTGGCTGAAATGTTAGATACCGGGCATCAAATTATAGAATTTGATAGTACAGAAACAGATTTTCCTTTTGTGTTTGTAATGCCACCTGCCGGTCTTCAAGGATATCCTCCAGAAAAATATAAACAAAATGTTATTACTTCAGGAGGAACTGACACTCTATCTACAAACAGAATAGAAGAAGTAGAAATAATTACAAAGGATAACAGAGCATTTAATTTAAATGAATTATTAAATTCAAGAATACCCGTAAATTTCGAAGCAGAAACACCGTCTGTAAATGATAATAGCACAATTTTAATGAATCCTGGTGTTTCTGCAATTTTAACAAGCACTCCAGACGATCCAGATGTTATTAAAAAATCTGCATATCCGGCAAAAACACAAATGCTACCTGTTGGAAAATTCAGAGTAATTTCTAAAAATTGTCCAAATTTTTTACATGATGGTGAAGTTCCAGATCCTTTGGATAAAGGATTTTATTATGCTGGTAGAATAGTTCAAATGTCTGCAGTTCCAAAAGAAACAATACGAACTATAAATTTATATGGAGTAAATAATGCTCCCTCACAGGGTTTCGATCCAGAGAAAGTAAAGAGTGATGACATATTAGCTGTTAATAGAGATTATATGTTCTTGTTTGATGTAGAAAATGCACACGACGGATTCTGTTCTACTTGCGATTAAAAATAAAATAAATATTTCTAATGCCATTAAATAATAATACAAATTCTTTAAATTTATCATACGATGATCGGTTAAATAGGGATCCTTTAACTACATTTTCATCAAAATTTAACACAACAACAAATGTTAGTACCAATCTTGATTGTATTAGTATATTTGGCCCTGTTAGTAACTTAGATTGTCCTAATGAATATCCGGACTGTAATTGTCCTCAAGCATTATTGGAATTAAGACCTACGTTTCCAGAACCAACTATAAGTGAAATAGAAGTAGCAAGAAATCAAGCAGAAGAGTGTTTTTTAATTAAACAAAATTTTAGTTCAAAATATGGTTGGTCGGATAATGAATACACACAGTGGGGTGGAATAGATTATTCTAATAAAGACAGCACATATAATTGTCTTGGTTCACAAAATTACGGTAAATTTACATTTAAAGGCATCGGTGGTGGAAATGCACTTGGACCGTTCCAAAAATTAAAGGATATATCGGGAACAGAGTCTGGATATGGCGAGAGCCAAAACGGATTATTCCCATATTCTGTTAGAGTAAATTATACACTAGAAGATAACACACAAGCAGCATGGGATGTGCCAAGAATAACCAATGTTATCGGACAATTAAGCGCACAGGATCGAGGTGCAGCAAATCAAACCATATATCCAGTTCTTGTTGGTTCAAAATTTCCATATTATTTGGAGTATTCAAAAACATATGCAACTTTTTGGAATACTCCACAAAAAACACCACTCTATAGAAAAGCACAAACTGCTTTATTAAAATATCAAAGAATTAAAATATTAGTAAATGGTGATTTTAAAATAAAACCTGGAAGTGTTGTTTACGTTAATGTACCGATTAACAACAGAAATGTGACTAACATCACCAGTAGATACGAAGGAAAATGGATGGTGTATAGAGCTGAAAGAATAATAAGACCCGGAAAACATTCAATGTATTTGTATTTGATGCGCGATTATCCGTCTATTAGTCCAGACTTAGAACCGCAAAACATATTTACAGACAAAACTGATACATAAAGAGAAGAAATATGCCGGAAAAATATTACACAGACATAGATTATAATCTAACGATAAATTCTTTATCAAGAGATGTTAGTATTAAATATGATGTAAATGCTATTGCACAATCGATAAAAAATATAGTATTAACATCGTCTAATGAAAAAATATTTAATTCTACGTTTGGTGGTAACGTGAGTTTATTGGCATTTGACTCTTTATTACCATTTCAATTAAATATAATTATAAGAACATTAACTGGTGCGATACAGTTACAAGAACCTAGAGCTACTGTTACAAATATAGATATTAAGGATACTAATCTGGGGTATTGGCAAATAGACGTAACTTTTACCCCAATATACGATAAAAATTTAGTTAAAACTATAACAATACCATTACAATAAACCACCATGGCAAATCCAAAAATAAATATTTCATCTTTAGATTTTGATGGCATTAAAACGTCATTAAAGGCGTATTTAAACAGCAAAGCACAAATACCAGGATCGCCATTTTTTGGTTATGATTTTAATGGTAGTGTGATGAATATATTATTAGATGTTCTTTCGTATAATACTTTATTTTATGGTTATTATACAAATATGATTGCCAATGAAACTTTTTTAGATACGGCACAAATTGAAAACAACATAATTCGTCTAACTAATGTTTTGGGTGTTTTAGTCCCCAGTAAAACGTGTGCAAAATCAACAATAGTAGCAAGTAGTATAAATTCAACTATTCCGACTTCAATTGTGGCATATTCCACCGTATTTTCTGGTAGTGATCTATCTGGTGCAACTTATAAGTTTTATCCTATATCAAATGTTACGGTAAGTTCTAATACATCATTTGATGTTTATGAAGCAAATTCTGTTGCCAATAAAATACAAATAACAGTAGACACAACAAACCAAACAGCTTTTTTGGGAACTAATATAGATCCAAGAACTGTTAGTGTTTATGTGAATGGTGTGCCTTGGTCTCAATACGATGGTTCTTTCGCACCAAATACAAATAGTACCGTTTTTTATATTGAAAGAACAACTAATGGATTTCAAGTAATATTTGGAAAGAAAAATTCTACAGATTATGCGTCTTCTTACGGAAAACAAATTACTACAAATGATACTGTTTTAGTTTCTTATTTAATTCCAAGTGGTTCTGCCGCAAACAATATATCTTCTATTGGAAGTAGTTTAGTAACAATAAATTCTACAACTACTAGTTCTGGTGGTTCGGATACACCAAATTTAGACTCTGTTAAATTTTCTGCTCCTAAAATATTTGCAGGAAACGAAAGAGCTGTTACGGCAGACGATTATTATGGATTATTATTATCTTCAAGTTTATTGCCTGCATCTATAACACAACAATCTCAAATAAATGTTTGGGGTGGAGATGATGCCACTCCCACTGCATACGGCAGATTGTTTATTTCTTTTGCAGACACCGGACTAACTGCCGGTTCAGCTGAAGTTAAAACTGCAATATCATTCTTAAAAACAAAATCAATAGTAGGAATTCTACCAGAATATACACAACCACAACCAATAACTGCATATATCAATCTGGATGTGGTAAAAAATACTTCAGCAAATCTTGATGGATTTAACAGTGTTATAGAAAATTACTATAATTCTCCCAAAATATTTAATAATGATATTAGAATAGCAGATATTAAATCTGTTGCAAACACAAATTTTTCTAATATAAAAAATATAAATTTAAATTCTTTATATTTTGTTTTAGGAGTTAGTGGTTCAGATGGCCAAAAATTAATACATTTTAAAAATGAATTGGTTCCTGGTAGTACTTTTTCTTATGGTACTTCAATTAAAACAACGGGCCTAACATATGCAGCTCAAACAATATATTTAGCTGATACACCAACAGTTTTTGATTCTTCCGGAATTGCCACAGAAGGAAAATTAGCAGCAGTTGACAGCAATTTATCTCCAATAGGGGGGCTTATTGGTTACCTTGGTTACACTAATTATACACAAGGATATGCAGTAATAAATGAAAATGTACTAGGAGTTACTGCATCTATAAATGTAACTGGATACCCAAGATACACCGATTCCACCGTAATTAAAGATGAATTTTTATTAACAACATCAGTTAATTCTACCATAACAACAGGTTGATTAGATGATTTTAATATTTAAAAACAATAATTACGAATTAAATACCAGCCCATCAGATTTTGGTTTAACTGCTGGATCATTTTCTGACGCCACAACAGATATTTCTTCTTTTTTTATAAAAACTGGCGAAACTGGAGTTACTTGTGCGTATCCACAAAATATTAAAAATTTATTTCCTCGTTGGATACGTTTATCTAATAATAGTAATTCTGTATTAATTGCACTTACTGAACAATACTATGAATGGCTTACATGTGATTCTAATAACGACAATAATGAATTTAAAATTACAGATGTTGGTTTTTTAAATTTGGAAGATTTGACAAATATTGATAATATCCCGGCAGAGTTGTTGGCAAATCTTGCATACTCTTATGTAAATGCAATTCCTAAAGAATCTATAACAAGTGGTTTAATAACGGAAACTGGATTAAAATCTTTAATAAAAAATATCAAAACTAATCTTTACGCTAAAAAAGGAACAGAAGAAAGTATAAAATTAGTAATAAATAAAATTTTTAATATTTCTCCCGAAAATGTTTCTATTGGTTATCCTAAAAAATATATTTTAAGACTAAATGGTGGTAATTTTGATTGGATGCGTGATAATTTAAATTCAGTTGGAGAGTATGTTCCTACTGTATATCCACAATTAAGCGGAAGTCGATTGAATTTTTCAGTAATCAGTGATGGTGATATCTGGCAAAGTTATTCTTATGTCGTAAACTGTTCGGCCCTTTCCGAAGCTCAATATACTGGTGTAGTTAGACCCATTATACATCCAACAGGATTTAAAGATGTTTTTAATTATAAACCAAATGTATTTAATAATACAAATAATAGTAATTCTGGTATTACTATAGTTGAAATACCAAAAATACAAAATTACGGTGGTTATACTTTAGGATCAAGCCAGAGTATTGGTTATACATTTGGGTGTGCTTCCGGATTTACGGCTCCATATTACTTATTTCCTTCCTGGGATTACGAAATATCAAGTTATCCGGCTGGTAGTACTTTTGGTGTAATTGTACTTTCTGACTTCTTTGAATTAACCCCTATTCCAGGTTATACTTTCCCCAACGAAACGTTCACTTGTGATACATAAATTTATACTAAATAAAATAGAATTATGACAATACCATTTCCATTTACAGGCGGATTTCCGTTCAACCAAAACCCTTTTAGAAGCAGAGTAGAATCTCAGATTGATGCTTCTAAAAACTATTATGCTGTTGCATTTAAACCAGGATTTCCTCTTCAAGCATCCGAATTAAATGAGATGCAAGAAATATTTTATGTACAAAATACTTTAACTTCTACTTTAACGAATTCTAGTACTGGATGGACTGCGGGAACTGTGCCATGGGGTGGTTGTACACCTTTTACCAGATCATTGATTTCTGCAGCAGGCACCACTTCAATTACTGCGACAGCAGGTGTTGGTTGGTATTTAATTAAACACAACAATACAAACGGTGGTTTAGGTGTTTGGGTTTATAATAGTACTGAAAAAAATATTATATCTGGATTTACTGGAGCAACAGGCAGTACAGGTTCTTATGGTATAGTGGTAAAACCAGTAACAATTGCTTGCACAACTAATATTCCAGCAGGAACTACTCAAGACCGAACCCTTCAAGATTCTAATAATATGAATATAATCAATGGTCCGTGTGGTGCTGACAGATTAAAGTTAGATATTATCAAGTTTGGTTACACTGCAGCTTCTGGTGAATATGTTGTTCCTATATTTACTGGATTTAAAAATGGAATTACTGGAACCACATGTAGCATACAGTTTATAAACGGCGTAACAATTTATGGTCTCACTTAAACAAGGTTAACACACAATGGCAATAACTCCATTAACTAGTAGCGATACTTTTAAAACATGGTTTGATACCACTAATACTATTATTAGTACAGTAAATGGAATTAGTGGTGGTGGTGGTGGTATTTCCGGTCCTTATGTAGCAGCATTTAATGGTCTTACTGGTGTTATTACCTTTAGTAATTACGTTAGTTCGTTTAATGGCCTTACTGGTTCAGTATCTGGTGTTACCGGTATAGTTGGAAGTTCTGGTATATTAGTAAGTGGAACTTCTACTTATCCAACAATAACAAATACTGGTGTTTTGACTGTAAACAGTGCGTCTGGTAATGTTTCAGATATTGCTTCTCTAATATCACCACAAGTATTTACCGCGCTACAACAATTTACTGGTGGTATTTCTGCCAGTGGTGCAACTTTTAGTGGACCAATTTCTGCGCCAAATATATTAACGACAAATGGTGCGAACGTATTTACTACACTACAACAATTTACTGCAGGTATTTCTGCGAGTGGTGCCACGTTTAATGGTAATGTGATATTTAATAGCAATATTAGTGCTCCAAATATTGTAAACAGTTACAATGGAATAACCGGAGCAGTAACTGGTGTTTCTAGTTTTAATGGATTAACTGGAGCTGTAACTGGTGTTACAACGTCTGTTGCCAATACCTTTACTGCGCTTCAGGGATTTGCTTCTGGTATTACAACTTCAACCCTTTATGTTACCACTCTTACAAGTTTGGCTTCTCCACAAACAGTAATTGCAGGACTTACTCTATCAATATACTCAGATAACACTGTTGTTGGTAATTCAGTAACAGATATTATCACATTACCATCCGGTCAAGTTATCAGAACTCAATTAACTAATACAACATCAACAGGAACAGTGTCTATGCTGGAATATCCAATTACTTCATATTCTTCTGCAGAATTTTTGATTCAAGCAGAAAGATACACAATAGGCAATGGAACTGTTGGTACACAAACCGTAAAAATATTAATGTCAGCCACGTGTAATGCTGGTATATATTCTGTGACACACGTAGAATACGGAAATGTAACTAATGGTTCCAGTGTGGCAATATATACTGTTGATACTAGCGGTAGTTCTTGGAGATTACGAGTAACACCATCATCAACAAATTCTACCAGAATCAGAACAGTCGCAACTCTTTATCCAAATGCTGGTGGTATTGGTACTGGTAGCGGAGCATAATAAATAAAGGTAAACCATGGCAGTAACTCCATTTAATTCTCGTTTAGGATATACGACCGGTTTGACAGCATTTGTTGTAATTGATGAAAGTGGCGGTATTAGTGGCACTAGAGCTTTTTTTAGTGGTGGTATTACTGCACCAAATATAGTTTATTCTATTAACGGAGCAACTGGTGCTGTAAGTCTTGGTAGTATTGGAATAACTACTGGAGCAGAGAATACATTTACTGTTCGTCAAAATTTTGCTGCAGGAATTAGTGCTTCTGGTGCTACTTTTACTGGACCAATATCTGCTTCGAACTTAATATCTACCTCAACATCCAACACGTTTACTGCACTGCAATCATTTACTGCCGGTTTGAGTGCTTCTGGTGCTACTTTTACTGGATCTGTTATTGCTGGAGGTACTTTTAGTTTTGGTCGAGTGATGGAAGCTACTGGAAATAATAGAGTAATACAAAACGCATTTAAAATAACATCAAAAACAGGATTAAGTGCTGAAATATGCAGATTTAATAATCTATATTATAATATGGCTGATATTACTTCAACAGTAAATGTTATTGATGAAAATACCACTCAAGGTTCTTGGGACCCTGGTTTAGGTATGGAACCCGAACCTCTTCAACCTGGTTACTTCCTAGCAAAAAAGGATCTTGTAGTTCAGCCTGGTGCTAATGATTATGTTGATGTCCAAACTTATGTAACAGCAATTAATTTTTCAGCACCTTGGCCTAGTGGTTGGGCTTGGCAGTTTGGTTGTAATACTGATGGAACTACTGCTATTTTATATCTGTTGCCAAATACACGACAAACAGCAATATACACGGGCTATTACACGTTGATGCCATTAGGTTTAACTGGATAAATAGTATAGTAAGTGAAAGGATTATATTATGGGATGTGGATGCAATAAAAATAAACAAAATCAAGAGTTTAAAAAACAACCACCAGAACAGCAAGTAAAAAGTATTCTTTCTACAAAGCTTGGTCTTGTTCAAAGTTTTGCTCAAGCAATAGTTTCTAGAGGATTTGTCAACAATAAAATTGATACACCAACAAAACAGCTGCGAGTTTTGAGTTGTTTTGGTAATCAAGCTGGTGGTGGAGAATTGCCTCCATGCCAGCATCTTAAGCAAAGTGAGACTCCTGGAAAATTTTATTGTGGTGGTTGTGGGTGTGGTGATTCTGCCAGAACTTGGTTAACAGGCACATCAGAAGAGTACAGTAAACTGGACTACCCTAAACTAAATTGTCCATTAAAAATGCCTGGATTTACTAACTATGAAAACAGCCTTCCAGAAGAAAAAACTGAACCAATAACTAGAAAATACTACATTGAA